AAAAAGTTGTATTATAGTGATCACCAACCGAGTAGTTGGGATTGGCATGATCATATTATAGTAAAACTTTAGAATGAGCAGTTGTAAACTAGTAATCAAAGACGAAGTGAATGTGAAGTTCGAGAACCTGAGCCTCGAATGGCGTAAGCGATTATCCAACAAATTCAAATATGAGATACCATACGCCAGACACCTACCAGCTGTCAAACTGGGCAGGTGGGATGGCAAGGTCAGTTTCTTTGGGTTAGGTGGCACCACATACTTGAACCTAGTGGACCAGATACTGCCCATACTGGATGAGGGTGGTGTCTATGTGGACTTCGAAGATCACAGACCACAGCACAACTTTGAGTTCAAAGCCGTGGACAAGGATTACCTGGCACACATCACGTGGCCCGAGCATCATCCTTGTGCGGGACAACCCATACAGTTGAGAGACTACCAAGTTGAAGTCATAAACAAATTCATAGAGAACCCACAGAGCATACAGGAGATAGCCACCGGGGCAGGCAAGACCATAATCACTGCGGCACTCTGCCAACTGGTGGAACCATATGGTCGTACACTAACCATAGTGCCTAACAAGAGTTTGGTCACACAGACCGAGGAGGACTTCCTTGCTTGTAATCTAGACGTGGGAGTGTACTACGGAGACAGAAAGGAACTGGGTAGATTCAACACAATAGCCACGTGGCAATCACTGAATGTGTTAGAGAAAAAAAGCAAAGACGAGCATACCACAGATTTCCTAGAGGCCATAAAAGGCATCAACACCGTGATCATAGACGAGGTTCACATGGCCAAGGCCGATGTACTAAAAAGATTATTGACCGGACCATTCGCACACTGTGGTATACGTTGGGGACTGACCGGCACCGTGCCAAAGGCGGATTATGAGTTCATGGGATTGAAATGTAGTATAGGTGATGTAGCCAACAGGATACAGGCCAGTGAACTGCAAGACAAGGGCGTGTTGGCCAATTGCCACGTCAACGTGTTACAGACACAAGACCATCCACAGTTCAAGACCTACGGCGAGGAGTTGAAATGGTTGACCACAGACGACACCAGGATGACCTGGGTGGCCAACACGATCACAGACATAGCCACTTCGGGCAACACACTGATACTCGTGGACAGGATATCCGCTGGAGAGATGCTAGAGAAGAAAATAAAAGATTCCGTGTTCGTTTCGGGATCGACCAAAAACACAGACAGGAAGGAGCAATACGATGAAGTATCTACTGCGACAAATAAAGTTATCATTGCCACATATGGAGTTGCCGCTGTTGGCATTAATATTCCTAGGATTTTTAATCTTGTTCTCATAGAGCCCGGCAAGTCATTCGTGCGTGTGATACAGAGCATAGGACGTGGGATCAGGAAGGCCGAGGACAAAGACAGCGTACAAATCTGGGACATCACCAGCAGTTGCAAGTTTGCGAAAAGACACCTCGGGGCAAGGAAAAAGTTTTACAAAGAGGCCAATTACCCGTATAATATAGAAAAGATAGATTATGAAAATCCTTACACTAGATAACAGATCATACACTTTAGAGAAGATACCCGAGTGGGTGGATGAGAAATTGAGATTCGCTGTGTTAGACAATTCTGACCCTGCCAACCCAGATTTCTTTTATATTCCTTTAATATTCCTCGAGAGCTTTAATGCACCGGCGGCGGTATTGGAAATAGGTAAGTGGAAGATTAAGATGCCATTAGACTGGAAAATGCTGATTGGAGAAGCCGGACAGTCAGAGATGCACGTGTTACCAATAACCAGTCTCAATGACAGGGGTTTTGATGCTTTCACATTCAATCCAATGTCTAGCACCAAACCAGATTTCCATCCCATAGATGTTGTGGACATCTACACCGAGGTAAAATGGTACTTCCCTAAGATCAAATCAGGGCAGATGTTGGCCGTGCCGTTGTCTAATGGTCCTAAACCTGTGTGTGCCTATTTTGTTAAAGATATCTCTAGACAATGTGAACAGGTGGATTATGGCTCGGTCTGGTAGACGAACGATAACCATAGATGCACCAGTACTGATAACCAGTAACAAGATTGCTGTGTGGATGGACGAACACTGGATGAAAGAGTTTTTCGATTGGTTAAGGAAAAATAAATTCAAGATTTCGGCTATGAATCATTTGCAAAAGAAAATAAAATTAACATTCGTAGATGCGAAAGAATGCACTATGTTTGGATTGAAATATGCCAGCAGAAAAAAGTAATAGGAAATTTTTTGACCTAAGGAACGGGCTCAAGGCCGTGGATTTCAGGAACAAAGATTACTTCGACAGGATCGATGACAAGGAGCAGTCATTGTATTCTCCCTACATGCTGATGAGGTACGTGTCGAGCTGTTCATCCAAGGATCGATTCTATGTGGAACACTATGTTGAGATGGTCAACGAATGCGTGAACAAACACTGCTTCACACTGGGCAAACACAAGAAACTGTTGTGGATGCTGACTGCCATGTGTGGCACACTGCAACAGCAGTTCCACCCATGGATCAAACCCATGAAACGTGTGCCAAACAAGAGTCTCAAGAAACTGCAGGAGATCTATCCCACATGGAAGGAATCGGACCTAGAGACCCTGGACAAAGTGATAACGGACAGGGAACTAGAGGAGTTAATGGAGGCGCATGGCATCGACAAATAAATGCACCTACTGTGGCAAAGAGTTCGCAAAAGAGAGGACCTTGCAGGTACACCTTTGTGAACCCAAACGTAGATATCTACAGCGAGATGAGAAATGGGTGGTCAACGCATTCATGGTGTTCCAGCGATTCTATCAGATACACCAACACAACTCCAAACCTAGAACATACGACGACTTCGTCAAGAGTGCGTACTACAACGCGTTCGTGAAGTTTGGAAGATACATCATGCACATCAACCCGTTGTACCCTGACAAGTACATAGACTACGTGCTACGATCAAAGATCAAACTGGATCACTGGGCCAGGGACGATCTGTACGAGGAGTACCTGATCGAGACTTTGAAATCAGAACCCGTGGAGTCGGCTTTGCAACGTAGCATAGCCACCATGATGGATTGGGCCAACGAACAGAATGCACAGTGGAGCGACTACTTCAGGTTGGTCAACACTAACAGGGCTGTACAACACATACAACAAGGTGCGATAAGTCCGTGGTTACTGTTAGGTTGCAGTGCGGGGAAGAAGATGTTAAAATCATTTAACGACGAACAACTACAAATGATTGAGAGATTCATAAACCCTAGTTTCTGGCCAAGCAAGATAAAGAGCTACCCAGCGGACCTACTGCTGGTGCAGGAGACGGCAAGGGAGGCCAAGATTGTCTAAGATAGATCTAGAGATTACAGATAACTTGAGTTTCGATGACGGAGACTGTGCCGTGATAATAAAAGAGGACGGATCCATAGGCAGAGTGATAATGCCGGACATGAACAGAAAAATTTTAGAGTCAGAAGGATACAAGAAACTTCTGGATGTACTAGAAGTGCTAGAGCCAGGATCACGCGACAAGATGATAGACCATGCCAAACAAGGCAAAGGGAGTATGCACTAATGCCAGATGTGGACATAGATTTCTTTGACCGGGACGGAGTTCTCAAACTATTCAAACACACACCCGCTTCTATAATCAAGGATGGCAAGTCGGAGAAACACAAGACCGGAGTGTACTTCCACGCTGTGCCAGAACACCCTGTGACAGGACACGCGTCACTGGACTACAAGAAAGCGGAAGACAGGGGATATTTCAAGATAGATTGCTTGAATGTAAACATCTACAAGAACGTGAAGTCGGAACAGGAACTGGTGGAGTTGATGATACAGGAACCGGACTGGGACATGCTGAAGGACCCAAAGATCGTAGAAAACCTTTTCCACTTAAATGGACATTTCAACATAGTGTCCAAACTGGAGCCCAGGAACATAGAACAACTGGCGGCAGTGTTAGCCATCATACGACCGGCCAAGAGACAGTTGATGTACAAGGATTGGGTGGACATCATGAAGGAAGTTTGGTTGAAGCCTACAGACGGCTCGTACTTCTTCAAGAAGTCACACGCTGTGGCGTACGCACAGGCCATCGTGGTGCAGATGAATCTGATAGCCAGGGATAAATATAACTTTAGTGTACAACAAGAAAACTAAAAAACTCACCAAAAAAACTAAGAAAAAAACTCCTATCAATCGTTCCGAATATAATTCATTCCAACCCAATAGCCCGTTGACTGTTTACTTTCTGAAATTGATAGAGAAAAAATCTTAAGTTTAAACTGGACGTCGGACCAATTGTATTGTCCTTCTCTTCACCCGTTTCTTTGAAATATCTGACAGTCGCACAGTGGGACCATGTACAATCTCCACATCTTTGGAATTCAAAGTGACCAGTGTTGTGCGGAAATAACGGAAGTCGCCCTTGAGGAATATGTTGATTGGTAACTTACGATTGGACTCGTGCCACCATATTTCACCACACTTCAGGAATCTCATCTTGTCCTGTGGCAACATCAGCCTACCATAATCATAGAAGCTGATCACATTGACATCCTCATTCTGTACTATGCCTACATACTCTAGATCGCCCTTGCGGATTAGACTCAAAAATGGGAATTTGTCCCTCAGCGTGTTAAAAATCTCGTTCATTCTATATCTATAAATACTGTTAAATATGTACTATGCAAACAGTTTCAAGGTATTTACTCATACAGTTGGTAATAGCCTACATAAATGGTTATCATGGAAGGAATTCAAAAGTGTACGATAGACGCTTAACACTGCACAGAGGGGTCAACAATCCCATAACATTCACGTTCAAGAACGAGGATCAGAAGGCCCAGGACATCACGAGCAAGACCTACGAGTTCAACATGATCGACTCGGAGACCAAAAAAGCGGTGCTAACCAAGACGTTGACCATATTGGACGACGGATCCACAGTGAGCACGAAGGGTGATGCCAGTTGTACTATCACAGAAGGTGATCTATTGCCACTGGATGCCAAGTTCTACAACTTTGCAGTACGTGAAGTCAAGTCGGACGGTAGTAGAGAGATTACATACTCAGACACAGGATACGCGGCCGCGGGTACCATAGAACTGCTAGATGGTGCTTACCCAGAGTTCGTTGCCAGCACTGAAATTTCAAGTTTCACAGCAGTGGGTGGACCACTGACCTACACATCAGGATCCACGGATGCCAGACCGGGCATCAACAACAACAAGGCACTGCACACGATCGCAGTGTACACCAAAAACTTCTCCGGCACACTGAGGGTGCAAGGCACCATGAGCGCAAGTCCGGGGTCAAGCGATTGGTTTAATATTACCATGGATGGTGCAGTCTCTACAGCCAACACTTTCTCTAGTTCCACCACAGTTACCAACTACAACTTCTACGGTGTTTATCACAGTGTGAGATTTAGTTGGGGCAATGACAGTGGTAACACTGGTGTGATTGACAAAATCCTATATAGACAGTAAAATATAGTTTATGAATCTGATCCAGTCTACTATTCTGACAAGTCTACCTACGGGTAGGAAGAAGACACCCAGCGGGTGGATAAGTTTCAACGCACCTTGTTGTGTATACAACGGCGAGTCAGCAGACAAGAAGAAAAGGGGAGGCATAATGACCAGTGCGGACGGCACAGTCAGTTATCACTGCTTCAACTGTGGATTCAAGGCCAGTTATGTGATAGGCAGGAAACTGTCACACAAGATGAGACAGTTCATGGGCTACGTAGGCATACCCGAGGACACCATACGCAAGTTGGCCATAGAAGCCATGCGAGAAGAGGAGGGTGATGTCAAGTATGAGAAGAAGAAATTCGTAACATTCAAGAAGAAACAGTTGCCAAAGAACACACACAAACTGGATGTATGGTTGGAGAAATACGTTGGAAATGACCTCACAGAACCACAATGGAAAAGGATTGACGGACTGCTGAAATACCTCGAGAACCGGGGAATGGGTGCAGATTGGTACGACTTCATGTATTCTCCAGATCAACACTGGGACGTGGACAAACGGATACTGATACCTTTCTACTGGCGTGGAGACATAGTGGGATTCACAGGACGTATGTTTGAACAATCAGACAAGGTCAAGTATTACACAGACGTACAGCCAGGATATGTATTCAATATGGACGCACAGGACTGGACCAGGAAATTCGTATTGGTCACAGAAGGTCCATTTGATGCGATCGCCGTATCTGGGGTAAGCATACTGGGATCAGAGATAAATGACACACAGCGTGAACTGATCGACGGACTGGGTAGACAAGTGATCGTAGTTCCCGATAGAGATGCACCAGGCCAGAAATTGGTAGAGCAGGCAATGGAATTTGGATGGAGTGTTGCTTTTCCAGAATGGGACAAAGCGGTTGGCGATGTGGCAGAGGCTGTGTTACAATATGGTAGACTGTTTACTATACAATCAATTCTGAAGACAACCGAATCGAGTAAACTGAAAATAGATTTAAAGAGAAAGATGTATGGCTGAATACACATTTGATGTACAAAAACTTTATATAGAGATGTTGCTGGCGGATGCGGAATCATTTGCGAGAGCACAAAACATATTCAAACCAGAATCATTTGACCGTAAACTACAACCCATAGCCAAGTTCGTCAAGGACTACATGGACGAGTATAAGGTCATGCCAGATGTGGAGCAGGTCAATGCCAAACATGATGTCAAACTTAAATCAGCCAAGGACCTAGATCCAAGCCACTTCAACTGGCTGTTAGACGAATTTGAAACTTTCTCTAGGCACAAGGCACTGGAACAAGCAATACTGCAATCAGCGGATCTATTAGAGAAGGGTGACTACGGTCCTGTAGAGGACATGGTCAAGGAAGCGGTCAGCGTGGGACTTACACGTGACCTAGGCACAGACTACTTTGAGGACCCAAAAGGTAGACTAACGGCCCTCAAGGACAACAACGGTCAGATCAGTACAGGCTGGGCCAACCTAGACAAGAAATTGTTTGGGGGATTCAACCGAGGAGAACTAAACATCTTTGCAGGTGGATCAGGCGCAGGTAAGAGTTTGTTCTTACAGAATCTCGCAGTGAATTGGGCTACTGCTGGGCTGAATGTGTGTTACATATCTTTCGAATTGAGTGAACAACTGACAGCCATGAGGCTAGATGCCATGATGACCAACATACCCACACGTAAGGTGTTCCCAGAGATAGACAACGTGGAGATGAAGGTCAAGATGATGGCAAAGAAGTCTGGATTACTACAGATCAAGTATCTGCCGAGTGGTAGCAACGTGCTAGACGTTAGGACGTATCTCAAGGAACTAGAACTCAAGACCAAGAAGAAAATAGACTGCATACTGATAGATTACCTTGATCTCATGATGCCAAAGAGCAAGAAGATATCACCAGCAGACCTGTTCATCAAGGACAAGTACGTGAGTGAGGAACTGAGGAATTTGGTGGTCGAGAAACAGTGTGTGTTGGCAACAGCATCGCAGTTGAACCGGGCATCTGTAGAAGAGATAGAGTTTGATCACAGTCACATATCGGGCGGACTGTCCAAGATACAGACAGCGGACAACGTGATAGGTATATTCACTTCAAGGGCAATGAAAGAACGTGGCAGGTATCAGATACAGTTCATGAAGACCAGATCCAGTTCGGGTGTAGGACAAAAAGTGGATCTCGAGTTTGATGTGGACAGTCTGCGTATCAGAAGCCTGGACGAGGACGAGTCACAGAGCTACAATCAGCAGGGCAAGAACAAGATTTATGATTCATTGAAGCAAACATCTAAAGTTACAGGTACTACAGATGCTAGATCAGAAGTACCAGATCCTCGTAAGGGCGATAACTTAGGAGTCAAGGTCAAGGCTACAGTCGAGGGCGGGAAACTGAGACAACTGCTAAATGAATTGCACTCAGATGAAGAACAATAAGGTCTGGATTTATCCCAGTGAGTTAGACGATTTACAACCATACATGGTCGACAAACCATACCAACAGTCTCACAGAAATAAAATAATAGAATACCTGATATCAATTAAACAACCATTCAGGAATTGTATTGACGTAGGTAGTCACATCGGTATATGGAGCAACGACTTTGTTAAATTGTTTGAATGGGTTCATGCTTTCGAAATCATTAAAGAGATGAGAGAATGCTATGTTAAAAATGTTGATGGGGGAAACTACACCTTGTATCCTTTTGGGTTAGGTCGAGAAGAAAAAATAGTATCCGTAAACTATGTGCCCCAACACAGCAAGAACACACAGATCGATTCGAATGGCACTTATCGCGCAGAGATACGTCCTATTGATTCACTGAATCTTAAAAACATTGATTACATTAAAATGGATGTTGAGGGTTATGAATTGGAAGTTTTAAAAGGTGCTACCAAATTACTAAATTCACAGACGCCTATAATACATCTCGAAATGAAAATGGGTGTGCTAAAGAAATTTAACTTAGATAAACAAACAGTTAGGGATTGGTTAGCTCAACATGGATATCAGCAGGTTTTAAAAATTTCTAATGAATTTATTTTTAAAAAAAGCAAAGAACAGTGATGGCATTACGAATAGAGAACAAACTTACATTTATTCACGTGAGTCATTCGGCCGGTACTGCCGTCTGTAAATTTCTAAAAGAGAACTTTGTTTGTGAAAACATAGGCCGACAGCACGAAACCTATGATCAATTATCACTCGAATTTAGGGACGATACTTTTGCCGTTGTGAGAAATACCTATGACCGAGTGGTTTCTCTTTACGAAAAAGATCGAACCATATTTGGTTCAAAGAATAATCACACATATAAAAAAGAATTTGCCTTACTAGAAAAGGGGTTTGATTACTATGTCAAAAATTTACAGGAACATAGATTTGATAAACACATGGTAGGTCAATCAAAAAGACGCACGTGGGCAGAACAAACACAACTCAGGTTTCTCCCAGATGATTTAAATCTTATAAAACTTATAAGGTTTGATAATATTGAAAAAGATTTATATCGATACTTACAGGATAGAGGATTGATGTACAACAGTCCCCTGCAAAGGAGAAATGCGACAAAAACACGTGAGGGGAGAAATTACAAAGATTACTATAACGCGGAAACAATGAAGATTGTTTCCCGAATATATGCTGACGAGATAGAAAAACTCGAATTTCGTTTCTAGTGGCGTAAAGCGTAAATTACCAGAGATAGCGTAAAAAAGAAATAACGCGAAGCGTTAAAAAGCGTAAAGCCGACCTTGACCTTCTCTGATCTAGATCGGCTCCACAGTGTTTGAGAACTAGAATTTAAACTTGATTCCAGCCGCCATGTCTGCTGTGTCTGTGCCTGACACCACGTCAGTCATCTCGTAACCAGCGTACATGCTGAAGTTGTCACCGATTTTCTTTTCAGCTCCAACTGTTGTGTAGGCAGTCCCACTCTTGACTTTACCGTAACCTGCTGAGAACGTTGTGTTTCCCACTGTGTGTGAGGCAACGTACTCGTTGGCTTTGGTATCAAGGTTGGTCGATTCCACCGTCTTGATTGTGTGGTTGTAACCAATCGTTGTGGCATCTGTGATGTCAAATGATGCACCAACACCCTTGTACTCGATGTTGTTCACTTTGTCATCCGTGTAAGCGATACCCACGTTTAGGCCGTCGCTGATGTCCATAGAGGCCGCAGTCTCGTAAACGTCAACGCCTGATTTACCAGTTGTACCGTCAACTTTTACCAAGTTGTCGAACTGGATCGCACCGATGCTGTTAGAGTAGATCACTGTGTGTGAGTCTCTGCTGAACAGTTTCTGTGCGGCAGTATTACCATATTCTGGGAACACATCTGTCTTAGATGTGACAGCACCCTTGAACACAGAGTTCTGTCTTCCTGCTGATAGCACACCTGCTCCGCCCATGTCAACTCCGGCGAAAGCCAGTTTTGAATCGAATGGTGTGGAACCAGAGTCATCCGCGTCGATGTCCACTTCTAACTTGGCGAAGCCGTCGATGCCCTCTGCGATGTTGCTTGAAAAGTCAACACCAATTGAGGAACCGTTGTTCTCCGCTTTTGCTGTTGCCACGCCTGAAGCGTTCTCGTTGTTTGAAACCATGTAGTTCAGTGAACCATACACCTTCATCTCTGTCGCTTCGGCTGGGGCTGGTTTGAACACCGCCCATAAAACGATGACTGCAACTACAATCGCCGCACCTATCGTCCATTTGTTCTTAGTAATTTTCATTATAGATTGATCTCCTATATTTTTTCTCTATAAGGTTTATGTAAACGCGAGCACCAACAAGTGTCGGTGAGAGCGTGTGCGATCACTGGCCTTGTGACCGCTCTGGATTGTAAGGCATATTTATCAAAATAGCAACACTTAATAATTGTATTTGGTAAACTTTTTCCGTGTGCTCAACGTTGAATAATTACAACGAACAGGAGGCGGAATCATGGGCATACACTACGACTACAAGAGCACCAGGGGTGCCAAGAAGATGCAGAAACAACAGGAACGGGAACAGCGCAGGCGTAGGAGGAAGACACAGGACCTGCCCGCCAACAAACCAGCCGAGGACAAACCCCTGACCTTGGACATGATCACTGATCCCACGAAATGATAAATCAACGACTGTTCGATCACTATAGCATCGACACGGACAAGGATTTAAAGATAAAGGAAATTTGTCCTCGACCTTTCGACACCTTGCTGATAGACAAGCAAGGATCGTGTTATGCGTGTGAGTGCCAGGCCTGGTTACCGCAGAGCGTAGGCAACCTACAGATCAAAGAATTACAAGATATAATGGATTCAGCCACGCGACGGCTACTACAATCTTCCGTGACCGACGGCACGTACAAGTACTGTAATGAAAAACGTTGCCCACACCTGAAGCATGGCATGGGCTGGAATGAAGGAAGACGATTCCAGTTGAGGCTGGCCATCGATGACTCCTGTAACCTAAGATGTCCTAGTTGTAGGAAAGAACTGATACACCATAAAGAAGGCAATGCCTACAGTCGGGGGATCAAACTGGCCGATCGTATCAACAGTTGGCTGTCGTCAAATAACGGTCCCGTACAGGTACACATAGGTTCAGACGGTGATCCGTTCGCTTCATACGTATACAGATACTTCATGGAAAACACCCCAAGATCAAAAGATATCAATTACAGTATATTGACCAATGGACTAATGTTCAAAGAGTTCCACTCAAGAATCCCGCATGTGATAGACAACCTTACACAACTAGGAGTAAGCATAGATGGTGCCAGCAAAGACACCTACGAGAAACTTAGGTTGGGAGGGAAGTGGACAAAGATACTAGAGAATCTTCAGTGCATCAAAGATGTAAAATCAAAAAAAGGGTTTGAATTCGTATTACACTTTGTTGTACAAAAACAAAATTATCACGAAATGGAGATGATCATAGAGTTGGCCCGCGAATACCAAGCAGACAGATTGTGGATCAACAAGATCGAAGACTGGCAAGTGATGGACAACTGGTCAACCCAAGACATATTCAACGAACATCATCCAGAGAATGGCAAATTCATTCAACACCTTGAAAAAATAAAATCTCTATTAGATCACAAAATAAAAGGCTTGATTGTGGAGGCTCCGCAACTTTACAAAGCACAGCAATAGAAGTTATTTCAATTTACTGTGAAATCTATCCAAGAACAGTTTGGCGAACTGAGTGTGATGCTCAATACCAAAATGCACCCCATCCCGAGCTAGACTGGGTTCCGTGTGTATGTCTCTCGCAGTGTGTCTGTCCCAGTGGGGCCAACAGTTTCGAAGTGTATACTTTTCTAGCAGTGCGGGACTGTTCCCAGTGGTGCGAAAATCAATATAGTTTTCGGCAAAGCAGTGAAATATTTGACAGTTATTTTTTTCAGCAAACTTCTCGAGAAAAAACACAGATTTTAAAAAATTGTTTGTGTCAGTTTTAGAATTTTCAAATCGCAATCTCTCATCCGTTCCTGGTATATTATTAGCATAATCTTCTAATCTCTCCCTACGACTGATTTCGGGCCACATCACTATTATGATTTTAGGATATAACACCCTCTCACACGAGTACAATATCCTGACCACAGTCTCGGGGCCTGCTCCGGGCTGGCCGAGATTCCAGTATCTCAATCGCTCGGTGTTGTGTTGACTCACACGGTGCGCCCAAGTCTCGTTGGATTCCAACCCCACACCCCAAGTATGAGAGCAACCCAGTATGACAACATTTTTCTTGCCTTCGGGTAATGGGTTCCACGATGGACATCTAAAAGGATATTTCTCTAGTGTCTTTAGATCGTTGTCGGAATAGAAACCGTACTTCATGTGCTACCCTTGGCCAATTGTAATTTTTTTTTGATCAATCTGCTGATATACAATTCCATGAACCCCATCTGTCCACGTCCACCGAACATGTCCGGATATTTAATCCTGCCCATGGTGAGGTACTTCTCGTCGCCATAGAGGTCTAACCTATCGCGTGATTTGATGTATCGGAACTCCAGTGCGCCATTGTCACTGAGGTATTGGACCAATTCCGACTCTGCCTTCATCATGTCCTGTGCCACAGTCACAGGTATGAACTCCCTGTGGTGCTTGAGTCTTATGGAATAGAATTTCTTCACACAATTAATTATTGTGTTTATGGTGGACCGGAAAGGATTCGAACCTCCGGCCTTGAGTTCCGCAAACTCACGCTCTATCCAACTGAGCTACCGGTCCATTTGGTGTGCCCGGCAGGATTCGAACCTGCGACCTTCGGTTTAGGAAACCAACATTCTATCCAACTGAACTACGGGCACATCAAGTGGACTTGTGTGGTGGAGGATAGGAGAGTCGAACTCCTGACTCATCCATGCCATGGATGCGTGATCCCACTTCACCAATCCCCCAAATAAACCAATCACATGCGAGACCATTGACTTCTTTGGTGTATATGGTAATTCTGGCATAATTGGTTCTTGTGGTGCCGCTTCACGGATTCGAACCGCGGACCTACTGATTACAAATCAGTTGCTCTACCGGCTGAGCTAAAGCGGCGTCACAGTTAAAATAGTACACTACAAACCGCTTTATGTCTACCTGTTAAACGCACACAGACGCCTTTATACGCATGGTAAAACTGATCTTGGATAAGTTGTACATCTGACCGTAATACACGCACATAAAGGTAGGTATGTAATAATAGCATATCTGACCTGTTGACAATGCATAAATAATCTATATAATAAAACTATGAGAGACACAAAAACAATAACATCACATATCAGCAAGTTCGTGCGTGAGTCTAAAGAGAAACTGCTCTTCAGGAACCTACGCAAGGAAGTGAACGTGGGTGCCAACGGCACAAGAGACTATGTGATCAAAAACGGTGAGAACGCCGGTAAAGTGGCACTGAACGCCAACAAGTTCCAATAGCATTTTCTATCCAGATCATCTATTCATTGACTGGTGTAAATAACCGGTATGAATAAAAAATTAGAATGGCTGATAATCATCTTCATGTTGGTTATACTCGTGACCTTGGGATCACGTGATGCATCAGCTGATCACGGAACACCACACCAGACAGACAAAGAACACCAAACAGAGATCACCCAGGAGATGGATGTGACGGATGAAGAAGTTGCTGACAAGGGTGACAGCATATCAAACCTGCAGGGCGTGGCCAACGGGGTGGTCTGTGTGTTCGCGCCAGAGCAGTGCCAGGAGAATGCGGTACTCACTCCGCCAAAAGAAAATCAATAAATACCATTACCAATAACAGGGAGACAACATGTTTTTAACAATTGGATTAGTAATCGGTTTCATAGCAGGTTGGTGGGTCAACGAAAAGTTCGAGGACATCGCCGAGGCCAGCAACAAACTGAAGTTCTGGAAGAAGTAATCATAATGACGGGGGGTTCTTTATGTTCAAACACATCAGAAGATGGCTCGATGCCTACAAGAAATTCTTATTGGAATCGTATGAACTTCCGAAACCCACCGTCTACAAATTAGGCATCAAACGTTACATCAAAGTAAAGAAGTTGAGGACTGGTTCCAAACCAAAAGGTCCTTACGTAAAATAATATTATCTCTCGATATGTTTGACAAAAATTGTCGAGATGTGCGGGTTGTTGATCACGTGATCCACTTGAAGTGCAATGTCTTCGGGTTCTAGTGCGTGCCCTTTGCTTCCAGTCCAATTTTCTTCATCTGGGGTTAAATCTACACACCAATTCTTACGCATATTAGTTTTAATTCTACCCAATTGAAAATCTACAAACCTGTATTGTTTGCTTTCCTGTCTAAGTAATTTTATTAAAAACTGTAGACCCGCTTTGGCTGTATGATATGCACCCCCATGAGTAGAGTTTATATCCATATGTGTAGTCATGTATATAATTGTACCTGTTGAGTTTTTCTTAGTAAATTCCTGTGTCAACATCATGGGTGCCAATTGACAAACTTTCATTACATTTAACCATGCTTCGGTTGGTGCCTCCAAAAAAGTGTGCCTACCCTTATCATGCCCTGCATTACAAATTAATACATCGTATCCTTGTAGATCAATTGTCTGTAATTTGTCTAGATCATGATGATCCCACTCGGGTCTGTTTATTTCAAAAACTTCGTGACCTTTTGACTTCAATAACTTAACAGTTGCCTTACCTATACCAGAGGTAGTGCCTGTGATTGCTATTTTCATTAATAGTACTTTGGATGATCTTTCATTGGTGTGTCTTTAACATTGTCTCTGGTACGTATGGTTTCCGCACCATCAAACACAATGTTCTGCCCAGTCATGAATTGGTTTGTGTCGCTGTTTAACCAAAGTAAAACATTGGCAACGTTTTCTGATTCCGTTCCTGTGCCCATCGGGATGTCGTTTTTGTAAATTTGTTTGAGTGCTTCTCCATGATATCCCACATATAGGTTCTTTGTTCGTTTTGAGTTGCCCAGTATGACATTGTTGAAAAGATTCTTCTTCCATGTCCAAAAGGCACTAGCAGATCTGAAGTAGAACTCTGCCATGTGTTTGGCTCCACCTGTTGCTGGTTTGTTTGGACCTCCTGCGTATATCAAACTACTGATTCCAGATATACTCGCCCACTTCATTAGGTTGCTCTCATCAGACAGCTCGGGTTTACATTCTATTATTAAACTCGCTAGAGGTTCGGCACACATCTTTACAGCGTGTTTTATGTCTTCCAATTTTAATTTGTCCCATCCTATGTTCCAACTCTCTCCCACCAGCCAATACACTTTGGTGATAGGACCTTGTTCCCTCGCCTTATCTACCACGTCTTTCATGTCCGTGCCTTCAAACATGTTTTTGTGTATCATCGTTATGTTTGGATTCTTTTCTAGTTCTTTTGCATGATCGTCATACTTTCTATAAGTTCCAACCACTTTGTGTGTCTTTGCTTCTTCCTGTGCTACAAAACTTCCTATAGAACCATTTGCACCACAAATTAAAACTGTCATATGATCTCCTTCTATGTGTGGTGGCCCGAAGGCCACCCACGGATATGTTGATTATTTTCCTACCCAGTTCTTGCCCGCTTTGTCTAAGATAGCAGACCAACCTGTTGAATCTAGTTCACCATAAGATGCAGGATGTGAAAGTTGGTTCTTTGTGATGTGTCCTGCAACAGACTCATCCTTCAACAATCTAACCCACGCCGATCTAAGTTTGGCAACATCGGACTCACTTATGTTGGCAGAATCTAAATATGTAAACGTCTCGAGGTCATTGTACTTGTACTCTGGGAAAACATTCCTCATTGGTTCCATATCTAATATCTTTGTTGGTCCTGTGTTCGCCCAACATTTTATACCATTGTTTTTTATTCCACTCAATGCTTTTGGCATGTTTGTGAACAGCATGTCTGTGTCACCTGCTACGAAACCAACAAGACTCTTTCCTGATGATCCGTACGGAACAAACTTCATCGGGGTGCCAGTCACTTCTACTAATGGGTCTATCAAGTGTTGCCCATAAGAATTTGAAACTGCGAAAGTAAGTCTTTTCCCGGCTTTCAATTTTTGAACTGCCACATCTAACGTGTCGGTAGAGCAGAACGCCATTGCTCTTCCCCATCCGGTTCCGATCCATGATTCAGGTGTCGCCTGTAATTCATTGCCTTCGGTCTCGTGCTCGAGTGTGTTCTGTATCCACACGCTAGGGTTCTTGCTTTTCTTGAGATAGATGGTTGCTCCTACTGTGCTGTCAACAATGATCTTGTTGAACTTGTATCCTGTTTCTCTTTCAAGAATTGGGATGAACAATTCAGCATTGTCATAGGCAGTGCCACCTGGAGTACCTGTTACTAGGTAATCGATTGTTTTTGCATTCGCAGACATCATGGTCAACAGCGAAACAAAAAGTGTTATAAGTATTTTCTTCATTTTTTTGTCCTTTTTTAGTTAACTGTAAAATATTATACAGAAACAAATTAGCGTTGTCAACAGATGCGCTAGACACAAGACAATAGGAGTTAGATATTGCTATCATGTCGTTACGCATCTGTTTGTGAATGTTGGCCTGATTCGGCGCACGGGCTGGCGTTCTCGTAAGAGTAAAAAGAGATCCGGGATTGGCATAATTTAGATCTCTTAGGCGTCAGTATTTGTCCCGACGTCAATGCATTGCATTGGCGCTACAGAATTATTTATCACGATAATCGAGACGCTTACAAATAAGGCATGTGTGGTAACAAATCAGAGTACATGTGGAACAGCCTAATCAAAGCACCTTGTATCTGTCCTTGTAACACGAACGCAAAAATTAATATCAATGTGTCCCATCTTCTTAGGAGATATCCCAAAGGCAACAGTGCTATGGTTACAATTATGTAGTACATCTGTTGTTGGACAATCGTGCCCATGTAGAAAACCAAACACATCAACAGTATGAAAGTACAGGTGTAAAGAACTTTTTGATTTACCTTGAACAACACATGTAGATGTTTGGCAAAGGGCCACGCCGCCAGTAAACACAACGCGTTCATCACCACAAAGTACATCGCCAGTGTCCCGAACATTCCCGATTCCACCGTGGTCTTCCAATTTACGACCTCCATGTTGTTCTCTATTATGTTCAGCACGATTGCTTCGCTGGTTGTGATTGGGATTCCTATCAACAATAACGGTGTCAGTTGGGTCAGCCCCGCGGCATTGTTGGCCGTCTCCGCACTGACCAGGCTCTTGATGTCTCCGTTCTCGTCATAGATGCCACGCTTCTTGCTTCTGCTCATCTCCCTGATGTAGGCAACGTTGCTGGCCAGTGTAGAAGTCATGTGCGGCACGAGTCCACACAGGCTACCTATCACTGTACCCCTGATGCTGGAACCTATGTTTCGCCAAAACTCTTTGAGGTGCTGTATGAACTTGTTGTCCCACAGTTTGTCTAACACCTTGGAGTCTGGCCTGGGTGAGTTCCATTCTTTCAGAAATATTGGGAAAACAAATAGTGCCACCACCACTGGATACAGTGGCAATCCGAAGTGTAGATAATAGAATTTCTTATAGTCTATGAGGTACTCGTAGTTGTATTGCATCAGTTCTTTTGAAAAACCTATAGAGCTGAGGAACCAACCTATTGCGAACAGCGAGAGGTTGTGATACCACTTCTGGCCTGCATAGGTTATTATCAAAAACAAGGCTACGACAACGAGTATTATCGACTGTACATGGGTGTTGTAAAAATTAGATATGGCATACACTCCCACGGGCAATAACAATAACATTATGCCTGACGCGAGGCTGGCTCCGAAGAAACTGCCTATGGCACTGTTGCTGATGGCGTAGTTGCCCCTACCCGAAAGGAACATCCTGTGTCCTTCTGTGACCGCCGGTAGACTGGAAGTCTCACCAGGGACCGCGAGGGTGGTCGCAACCACACTGCCTGTGTACTGTGCCGCACCCGCCAGACACATGTAGAATAGAACTATATGGAAAAGATCAAAATCTGTGATGAACGGATACACCATTATCAAAATCACCACATTGCCTATTCCGGGTAGCATACCTGCTATCAGTCCAAGCACTATGCCAGACAACATTACCATGGAATTCAATAAAACTAGATCCATAACATTATTATAATATGTACATCCTAAAAGTCAATCACTGCGGCCGGGATATACTTTCGTCCGTCACCTAGTATTCCGCTGTCTCCGATCATACATGACGGATGGATTTTTTCATTCAACATAGATATCCATTGGTAATACTCTTTGTACTTGCCATTTCGTTCCATCATGAACGCATGCCGAGGTTGCTCCTGCCATGGCAACAGCCAGTCTTTGCTCTTGCTGTTGTGAAGGATTTCTAGACCTTTGTACATAATCTCTTCATGCACCCATTCATTGTTGGTGGTCCATGTGTGATCATTACCGGTTATGTTGACAAGTGATCTGTCCTCGTCCGTGGCCGCCGTGTACCAATTCCTGATCTCCTCGCCCACTTTGATCATGATATCATGTGTTTCATAGAACCTCACAGTGGGTAAATGAAAACTTATCGCGCCCAGTTGATTGACCTCGGAGTCTGCTAGGTACAATGACCAGGTTCCGTGAGTTTTGTTATGTATTGCGTTCTTCCACCCCTGACCAGTTAGTATAATACCATTGTTGACCCGACGCTCGGGAACCAAGTGGTCTGTGCCTATCCTACAGATGTCGTCCAACATCTCCATTGTTGTCAGCCTGCACCACAGTATGTGGTCGTGATGTTGCTTTATTGTATTAGCATAGCACTCGTCAATATCGAGATACCTTACCTTTGTTAGTGGAAAACGTTTGACGTAAGACTCGACATAATGCATGTTCTCTGAAATCTCAAAATTAAAGCCTGTCCTGTTTGATGCGGGATCGCCGTGCACCTGCATTGATATGAGGTCTATTTGGCAGTCGGCCTCTTCGGCCGCTCTGAGTATCATGGTGCTGTCGTGGCCGCCGCCCCAACTCAATTCCACGTAATTATACTGCTCACGCAGTGTTCTGATCCTGTCCTTGTACAGTTGCATCAGCGTGGATGATGGTGCCGGACCTTGTTTTTTAAACTCTGTGTACATCTTGAGATCGTCGAAGTGTCCACATTCCAGCATGGCAATAGTGGATGTGGGATAACGCTTGCCGGTCTTCCGATCTATAATGCCTTCAGCGAAGCCATATAAGTTTCCGGGTGTCGAGGAAACTTTATCCATATCTACTTGATTCTTTTGCGACCCACCACGGTAAGGGAATTCCTTTCCGCATTGGAGTTGTTGAATGTGTGGTGTGGGAAGAACCACGGCCACTCGTAGAAATCTCCCATCTTCCAATTTTGTGCTATGCTTTCTCCCATGCCGAACCCTTGTCCGTACGCCCAGTCGTCGAGGAACATGACACCTATACGTACCTCACCACTCAGTATGGGGTCTTCTAGGGAGTTGTGTAGATTGCTCATCTGTCTGTGTACATCCACGTGTGATGCCGTCATCTCGCCGGCGGGTTGTTGGAATCTAGAGAAACGCAGTTTCTCCCACCCCATGGGTTCTAAAAAATCTTTCAGTGCGGCGTGTACATCCATGGCGAGAGCCTTGTCGCCTGTCTGTTCTACTATCTGTCTGTTCGTCTTGGTCACGTCTTTCGTGTCGTCACAATAGATGTTGAGTTCATGAATGTAACTGATTTTAGGCCTCGCGGTGTTCAGTTGTGGCTGTATACCAAACGTAGAACCATTACCTACTATAGCAGGAATGTCCCAGTCCGTCATCCTCTCCTGCGTTATCCCGTGCTTCTCGAACGAGTCCCAGAAGTTTCCATGCTTGATGTATCCGGGCCTGTGTTTGTTCAGCTCATACAGCCTCCATGAGTTCACTTGACTTGCGCCCCATGGTTTTATGTTTTTTTTCAGAGGTTGTTTGTCTAGATCGGTATTGTACATATTGTTTCTAATCCTTTTTTAGTATGCCAATACCAAGTTTACTTATTTTGATACAGTGTGTCAACTGTATTTTACGGGCACCAATACTTGCGATCTAGTTCCAGTGTGTCGAAGAACCTCTTCTGTGATTGTTTGTAGGAGCAACCATTCCACCAGTCCTGGCCTTCTATGTCCATGCGACACAATTCACAGTCACCAATCACCCAGGTGGGATCATACCAGACCGGATTGCCACGCCATGGCGTGATGCAGTGCGTGTGTAACCACACCGGCTTGCGTGTCATGATGTAGATCATCTTGCGTTTCTCCACAGTGTACATAAAAATATTTACACCGCGGAAACGCAAGAAATAGTTTGCTATTAATTGAATGTCTTCTGTGATCCGAAGAACCTGGCGATCCTTGTGTATAGTTTGGATACCCACTCCGGTCTAGGCACGGCCCAAGTCACTGCTATAGCACTGACGAGCAATCCCAATTCCATAAGTTCGTGTAATAAAAAGCTCATGTGTTTCTCCTAGTTGCGAATAGTTATTATTCGCAAGTACTTATTCATGACTATGTTACCAATGCTGTTTTTTGGTGTGTTGTTTTATTTTGAGTGTGTGACCTTTTCTCTCTGGAGATCGTTTGTCATGCAGTGCAGTCCATTGTCCCAAAAAAGATGATGTCTGAACGGGACGGTGTGTACGGTGATTCCCAGCGTCTCAAGTTTTTCGTATACCTCGCTGTTTTGACTGATAGCCACGACATTCTTATCATCTATTATTGAAAGATTAAGATCGAACAGCGTTTCCTCGCAATAGCCCACCCAATTAGAAAGATAGTCGTCGACAAATTTTATGTCTTGGTTGTTCAGTGTTTCTTTGGCCACCAGGAACCTGCCTCTGGTTTTGAGTAGCTCGTTCTTTTTTTTCCATTCTAAATAATTCGTCCAGTCGTTGATCTCGCCACCCGCAGATGTTGACAGTTGAAAAACAGGAGTGTCTGGCCAATATTTTTGGAAGTTCAATACGTTACCGTTGGTCAGCCATATCTTGTCAGCGACATTACAATAGATCCCGTCGGCGTGTCCTTCATTGAATGCCGTGATGATCTTTCTCTTCGGTGACAATTCGTTTTTCCACCACACGTAAGACTCGTGTGGCTCAATTCCATCCAGTATTGCGTAGTCATGATGAATGTAAATGTCGGGTGCATAACTTCCTCGGTAGGGCACTTGTATTTTGTTGGGCACCGACGAATAAAATTCTGATAGACAGTCTAGATTTTGAGTGATGTACATCTTGTCGTCGACAACCACAAAGACATCTCTCATGCCAAGGGAATTCTCAATTTTTTTAACAGGATATGTTAAAACAGTGACCCCGAGCGACTCGTAGGTGCTTTTGATCACTTGGAGGTCTTCGTGGGTTTCTTCCACCACTTTTTGTATCTTGTAAGGCATGGGCTTGCCCGTTATGTCAATTATCGTTTCAACTGAGGGTATATTGCCCAGCAACACTGTCTGTAAACGATTGATGCTGTTGGGAGCCCATAGTTCCATTACTTGCTGTGTGGTGGCAGTTTCTTCTCTACCCACCATATGTGCTTCTGTGTGATGGGGTCGAATTTGCGCATTCTTAGTTTCTGATTCTGTTTCTCTCCCTTGCCGGGCTTTGTGGCGTAGTAATAGAATGCATGGTCCTTCATGCTCGGATCTTCCGGGACCAATCTAACTTTTACGTAGGGTTTTTTTGACTTGGGCTTTTTTGCGGCCATGTAGATATCCTAGTTGATATGCCACTGCTATGAACGTGGCGATTATTAGTGTGTGCCAGATGTAAAACATGTGCTATTAATTAGCCTGGTCGTCGTCGACCCTTGTAGTTATTATCCTGTCGGCCAGTCCGTACCCCACCGCTTCTGTGGGGGTCATGAACTTGTCACGTTCCATGTCCGCTTTCAATTTCTCCAGTGGTTGTCCTGTCGTCTTCTCGTAGATCTCTGTCAGCTCTTTCTTCCAACGTAGCAGTTCGTTGGCCCTGATCTCCACGTCGGTGGCCTGACCACTCGCTCCGCCCAATGGTTGGTGGATCATGTGTCGTGCGTGTGGCAACATCAGTCTCTTGCCTTTGGTGCCCGCACTCGCTAGGAGTGAGCCCATGCTACACGCCTGGCCCACCACTATGGTCTGTATGTCTGATCTCACATACTGCATGGTGTCGTATATGGCCATGCCCGCCGTTACCAGACCGCCCGGCGAATTGATATACAGTGTGATATCCTTCGAGGCGTCTTGTGATTCCAAGAACAACAGTTGGGCACACAGCACTGAAGCGGTGTGTTCCTCTATCGGTCCTTCCAACATGATTATCCTGTCCCGGAGCAATCTACTGAAAATGTCGTAGGATCTTTCGCCCTTGGATGTCTGTTCTATCACTATTGGTGTAAGTGGCATAGTGTTATAATATGCTATAACCTGTGATCAGTCAACCTTTAAATATCTGCACTAGTGAGATGGTTCCTGATCGTGTATTTCCTCACCATGGGCACGGATGGTAATATGACATGGCGCACCGCCGAGGAGCTGGGACGCGACGGTTGGCATCGCATGGAGCACCCTGACTCTGAGAGTTGCCGACAGGCACAGGACCGATTCACCGAGAACACCAATGGCGCCTTGATGAGGGCCGCCTGTGAATACCGTGCTTCAGAGATTACGGTTGGGCAACTGCCACCACTGTAATTGGTGCCAATTGGCACACAAGGAACGCAGTGATCTGGGATTGATAGGGAATCTCGATCTATGTGTGTGCTCCACCTGGAAACCCAATCCACGAGCGACGCCGTGTACGTCGTCGATGAGGTCCTCGCGATAGATCACACTCACGGGAGAGGGTGCGGTGTCTAGCCATTCCCGTTCACAATCGACCACGAATCGTGCGGTCCAGTCGAACTCCTCCTGTGTGATCGTGACGGGCTCCATCTCGCGATCCGAGTACACCACGAACTCCCGTGTGCGTTGGCTCACTATCTTGCTCAGCACCTGTGATCTGAAATCCCTCCTGCGCACCAACACGCATCTCCACTGCACTTCCGGGTTTGGCCACCCGCGTTGGTGGTCGTACCACACCTGTGGTCGCTCCGACGTGAGCCTCTCGCGTCGCTGTTCATCGGTGGTCAGCTGTTCGGTCCAGCACAGCTCGTAGCCGGCCTGTTCCACCGTGCCCAACAGCAGGTGTGAGGCCGTGCGTCCCGCGGACTTTATCAACCACCTAGGTGGTGTCATCGTGTGTGCCCGTTGTCCCGATAAACCTGGAATATGCGATGGACCTGTCGCACACAGCCCAGGGGGTGCTCGCCGATGGCGGTCTCCGCCGCCAGCACCAGTCCGTCGGCGCCCTGCTCCAGTGCCGTGTACACGTCTGATATCTCCGCACGGGTGGGTTCCGCCCTGGTTAGCATGCTCTCCAGGAAGTTGGTGGCCATGTACACCCGTGTGCCCGGCGTTAGACTGCGTTGGTGCATGACCCGACGTTGGGCCACCGGCACCTGTTCCGCGCCGATCTCCTTGCCCAGGTCGCCGCGATCTATCAGGAACTGCCTGCCGGGCCTGAACATCCGTCCCAGGTCCGCCATGGCACTCTTGGTCTCGATCTTGTAGATCAGCCTGTGTGACGGCAACATGTGTTCGAACTGCTCGACGGAGTGTGCGTCCTGTGTGAAACTGAGGGCGAACGTGTCTATGCCCATGGACCTTGCGCGTTCGATGGCCTGTTGGTCCTTGCGGGTCAGTGCGGGCAACGTCACCGAGTGCTCCGCGACATGCACCCCCTTGTTGGGGGACAGCCGACCGTGTTGTGTGCATTCGCACGTGATGGCGTCCTTGTTCGCGCTCGACACCCGCACCTGTAGACCATCGAATCCTATGATCATGGTGTCGCCCGTGTGTATCTGTGGCCATGCCTCCGGGGGTGTGATCTGGTCCGGGGTGAACACCACGGTGTCACCCACGTGGTGGTCGCGCTGGTCCACGTTGGTCGTCCTGATCTGTGCGCCTTCCGTGTCCACGCATATGGGCACCCGGGTGTGACGCCTGATCTCCTCTATGGCGTCGACCATCCCTGGCACGGTCATGTGGCTCATGTTCAGGCGCAGTAGGTCCACCTGGCCAGTGATCCGGCCGAGGAACCCCGCGTTGAGTGTGCTGGGGCCTAGTGTTGCGAACAGTTCGGGCATACTGCTATTTAAATCGTTTTCGGTGGGTGGTGGCTAGATGTGTGTGATCACGGCCATGATGGCGAAGAACGCCACGAACGCCCAGGTGTCCAACCTGTAGCGCTCCACCATGTGGTACTTCTGACGCTCTGACACTACACCTGTACCGGCACCACGTAGGTCCTGCCGTCCACCTCTATGGTGGTGGTGATGGCCCAGTCGTGTTTGCGATAGTCCTGTGCTTGTGGTGGTTGTCCGTCCCTTGTCTGGTTGCTGACGCGCTTCTTCTTGGGTGCGCTCAGCCATTCGTGCTCTTGTTCCGTGTATATCATGTGTGGGTGTGTTCCTTGGTTTTGTACTATTTTATCTGATCGCGCGGGCGATCACGACCGCTTTTTCGACATACCAGGTATGCGATGGCCTTGGGATCCGATCCACTCTCGCATCCTCGGACCCCAGGGTCGCCATGCATCTGATACCACACCATTATAACATGTTATATGGTCGGGGTCAACCCAGGCCGTTATAGCCCGTTATTTTTTCCCGTGTGCAAATTTTTTCAATCTCAGGTACAGGTCCCGATGGGGTCTCTGGCCCGCCCTGTAACTGCTGATCACACCCAT